GCGTTCGTAATCGAGCCCGACTGAATCCCCAGCGCAGTCTTTGCCGCGGACACGCTGGAAGCGCCGGTGCCTCCGTATGCGGCCGGAAGTATGCCGGTGGCCGGAAGCGAGAACACGGTCAATCCGTTGGTTGCGATCTCAACGAGCGGGGTTGTCTGGTTGCTCGTGTTGATCTTGAGTTGGATTTCGTCGGTGGTGTTGACGATGTGGATGCCGGTCGTTTGACGCGTGACGGCCGCAACGGTCAGCATCGCCAGCGAGAGCGTGAGGAGGAGTTTCAGTTTCATATCGTTATTCATGCCGGCAAAGAAAAGCGGCGCGGAGTCGAGAGAAACTCCGCGCCGCCCAACACAACACGTGAACCACGCGAAGAATCAGTAGTTGAGCTGCATCGTCAGCGTTCCGCCGCTGGCGTCGCCGCCGTTGGCCTCACCCAAAGCCGCAACGCGCAGGTATCGCTTGATGCTCGGGGGCAGCGTGGTTTCCGCGGTGGACGCCGCGTAGCTGCTCCCGGACTCGGTGATACGCAAAAGCGGGTTGGCGATCTCGCTGATGTTCGTGAAGTTGGCGTTGCTCTCGCTGGAGTGCATCAAGCGGATGTTGATGTTCTTCGAGTTCGCCCCGGTGCCAGCGGTCGTCGAGAGCTTCACGGTGAAACTCTGCGAGACGTTGAACGGATCGGCGCCGAGGTCGATAGACGCCGTGCTGGTGGTGTTTGCCGCATTGGGCAGCGCGACGCTTTTCTTGACCGTTGCGTCGGCGTCTTGAAGTAATCGGTTTGCCATGGTGGTTGTCCTTTATTCTCTGGGGTTGTGGCTGAGATTCGTTTGCGCCGGCTTACGATTCGACGGCGTCGGTGTTCAGGATCGAATCCGTCGGGTAGATCGGGATGCCGAACGCGCTTTCCGGGATGTCGGGGATGTTTTCCACGCTGGTCCCGCCCTTGGTGTTGCCGTTCGCGTTGATGACCACCGTGCGACTCCGCTGCAACTGGCCGAGCGACCGGCGGTTCATGAAGATCGCATCGGGGCGGTAGCCGACCGGGAACTTCTGGAGCAACTGCGCAATCTTCGAGTCGGTCAGCGTGTCGCCGGTCTCAGTGTCCTGGCCGACATTGGCGATGCGGCCCGCGCAGTTGGTGTTGCCGATCTGCAACCCAAGCCAGGCGGTCATGTCGGCCACGCGGCCGGCGTAGGCGGCGTCGTTGCTGTCGTAAAGCTGCTGGTCGCGGAACTCGGAGAGGTCGAACGTGGTGCCGTTGCCGGCGATCAGCGTGACATCCTGCGTGCCGAACTTCACAAAATACACACCGGTCTGGACATCGGCATCCGAGCCGCCAGAGTTCAACACGATGCCGGTCGAGGTGCTGTAGGTGATGGACGCCTTGATGCCAGCGAATCCCTTCGCGTCGGCCGTGGTGCCATACCAGATTTGCGAGCCGATCTCGATGAGCGCCTGGCGCATCACGCCGCTGGCTTCGAGCATTTCGAGGGCGGGCGCACCGTCCTCGTATGCCGCAGCAACAGCCTTGTCCACCTTGACCGCGGCCGAGAGAATAAACGTCTCGACGAGCGACTTGGTGAAAGAGCTTTTGCTTGGCGTCACGCCCTCGTTGGCATTGCGGAACGACACATCCGGGAAGCCGGTGCGCTTCACGGTGTAGTAGTTCAGCCCGCGGATTTGGCGCACGGGAAACACGGACACCTCCGGGGCGGCCGTCAAATTCTCCTCGATCAACCCAACGATCTTGTCGTTGCCGTTGAGTTTGGCGATGTCAAGCAGTGTGAGATTTGCCATAATTCAGTTGTGGGTTGCTGCGTTCTGGTGAGTTGGTTACTTGTGGCTCTGCTTGTGCGCCTCGATGGCGCGCGCCAGCCCGGTCAATTCCTTGGTGCCATTCGGCTTTTCGGTGGCGGTGGCGGCCACGGCGGGGACGCCCTGGCTCGCGACGATCTCCGCGGCTTTCTTGCTCGCGGCGGATTCGGCGGCTTTCGCCTTGGCTTCGGCCGCGGCGGCTTTCGCCTCGGCTTCCTTCAGCGCGTCGGAAATCGAAACGATCTTGCCGGCCTCAGCGGTCAGCTTCTCGATCTCGGCGGCTTGCTCCTTCAGCTTCGCGTCAACGGCGTCGGTATTGGTGGACGCGTCAGCGATTGCGGCTTGAAGGTCCTTGATAGTCGCTTGCGATGCGGCGAGTTCTTTCTCCAACTCGTTGATCCGCTCGTTAGCCTTCGCGATGTTGCCAAATTTCCACGCCATAATGCCCGGCGCGGAAGTCAACTGCGGCGAATCACGAATCCAGAATCTCGGTCAACGAATCGACGAGCCCGGAGGCCAACCCGCGGCTGACAGCCTCGTCGCCGTCGAACACCTGGCCTTCCATGTCCTCGTCTTGGACGGAGCGCGTTGCGCGCACGTCGTCTTTGAACTGCTCCCAAACCTTGTTCACGCCGGCTTGCAAAACCGATCGCTCCGCTTCGGTCATCGGGCGCCACGGTGCGCCAAGCGTTTTCATCTCACCCGCTTTGATCTCAGTGACGCGGACGCCGTCGTTTTCGAGTTGGCGTGAGTAATCGAAGTGCGCCATCCAGACGCCAATTGACCCAACCTCAGACGAGCCGGTGCAATAGAACTCGCGGCATTGGCTTGCGAGCCAGTAGCCGGCCGAGCAGCATTGAGAGTCGGTGAACGCGACGCACTCTTTTTGCGACTCGCGAATCCGCGCAGCAAGCTCGGGAACGCCGGTGACCGTGCCGCCGGGCGTGTTGAAGTCGAACACGATGCGCGCGATGGACGAGTCGCGCTCCGCGTCGTCCATCATGATCTCCACCTGCTTCAGGTCGCACCCGCCGCACTCAAGCTCCAACATCGACAGATGACGTCCAATGGTTCCGTGCACGGGGATGATGACCGTCGAGCCCTCAACCTCCACCTCCTGCTCTGGCTCGTTCTTGCCAACGATCTCGATTGTCTCAGCCGCGGCGCCACGCACGCCGAGAATGCGCGATTCCACAAGCCGCTGGATGATGCTGAGTTGCTCCCGTCGAATCGCCCACGGCTCGCCGTAAACGCGCTTCAGTATTTGCGGGTAATTCTTCACTTTTCAGCATCCTCCTCGTCCGGCTTGTCGTCCTCTTTATCCTCGGGCGCTTCGCTCTTGCCAGCTTTCGGCGCCGGCCCGGGTTTTAATCCGATCTCAATGGCTCGATCCTGCTCGCGCCTCCGCTGGTCCTGAATGTCCTCCCAATACTGCCCACGGCGCGCAGCTTCCCGCTGCAACGTAGTGACGCCGGCAGCCAACTCTTGAATCGTCACGTCGGAGTCATACTTCTTGTCTGCTGTGATCTCCGCGGGGAACTGGTATTCCCATTTGAACCAGTCGTCATTCCACGGGAGCACGCCGATCTTCATCAGCTTTGCCACGGCGTAGCCATGGACGCGCCGGGCGGCCTTGGCGGCCATGCGTTGCTTGACGCGGATCGTGCGGTTGATGCGCTCGACAATGACACGCATGGAGGCGCCGCCGACCTTCGACGGATCGAGCGTGAAGAAGTGCGACCAACCCATGCCGGCGAACACGTCGCGCAAAACCTGCTCCTGATACGCCATGACATTCGCGCCCGGGCGGTCATACGAGAACGCGGAGAGCTTGGATTGCGAGCCTGCTTTGAAATATCGGATTGATCCGCCCTCCAGCTTCTCAACCATGCTCGCGGTCTTTTGCTGCGTGGTGCTGTCGCGCGTGACGGCGGTTTTGATCACGCTCTTGGCCGTGTCAGCCGAGCCGCTTTCGTTCTCCTCGATCAGCGCCCAGGCCGACGCGGCTTTCTGCGCAAGCAGCTCAAACCCGCGAGACTCTTGGAGGTCTTGCATCGGGAACACTGCCGCGGCGAGTTCAGGAAACACGCGCACCTGGCTCGCGAAGCGCGGTTGGAACGTCAACAGCATGTCGCGCGCGCTGATGTCCTCGATTGGATTGCCGTTGTCGTCCGCAATCCGATACGCAATCG